AAAATCTCTCTTTCGTATATGTCTAGCTCTCTAACATTAAACCCATCATCATTCATTAATGCTCCACCACCAGTTTGCAAAACACATCTACACTATCTCGATATTTATAATTTGGATTGAAGTATACAATATCATATCTTTGGCCTCTGTACATAAAGTACATATCATTTGTAATTGTCTTAAGTGAATTTATTCTTATTGTAAATTTATAGTTTATTTCTGAATAGATAGTATTCCCTTGCCCTGTCGACTCACGTCCTGACTGAGGTGAAATTTCCGCCCAAATACTTGCTTTTTTGGCATATATGTAATCTTTTTCTTTTAGCTCATTTTCATTCTCAGTTCTCCCATATACATCAATACGATTTTTAAGTCTATCGCAAAGGCTCATTTCTTACCTCCTGATAAAACAAGCTGAGAGACTATGGATTTAAACATTATAGACATTGTATCTTTTCCATTGATGGAATCTCTCACATCATACCAATTAGCCACCAGCATCTTAATTGCCGTACAGTACAGCTGATTTTCATAGTCAACAGCAATTCCCGCATTCTTTAAATACTTTTCTGCTGACAGCTTTAAACTAGAAATAAGAGCGTCTTCATCATCTGTATCAATATATAAGTATGTTTTTATATCGTTTAAATCCATTGTCAATCTCCTTAATCTTAAATCTTTTATTTTGGAAGTCTTCTGTAGGCACTTGGTTTTTCCTTCTTTTTGATATAGATTAAACCCTTTGCACCTACATATTTTTTCGATTCAGGTTCTCCTACTTCTCCAATCATCATTTTCCCGTCTGCGATTAAAAGTGCTTTATGTACCCACTTATTCTTATCCTCGTCAAAATATTTTCTATAGTACATAGCAAGATTAGAGTTTAGACAATACTTAGTCAAATCAATCACTACCGCAAAAATATCGCCTACAGATGCCGTCATAAAAGAAGGAAGATTTTCTACAGTGAGAACTTCGCGGCCATTCAAAATCTTTTGACCCTTCTCATTTATTTTACCCAAACCAATTCTCTGACCATTTTTATCCGTCATTCCATTTAAGTATTTTTCCCATGTCGCTTTTGACATCATGTAAATTACACTATCTTCATATGCTTCTGGTATTGCCGCCTCCACATCAGCCCACGCACTTACTGTTCCTATCGTCTCTTCATTCATTTCAATTACCTGTTCTGCTGGTAAGGATGCGTATTTTGTGATTCCCAAAGGCTCACCAGAACCAGTACCAGAGATAATAGCCTTTTCAAGTGATTTTGTCATAGCCTTTTTCAACTGTTTTACCACTGTTGCCTCAAAGATAGGGAGTGATACTGTTTGTGACAATAACCCGATCGCAACACGAGCTTCCAGTACATGATAGGTAAAGGACAGTTTTGCATCCATTTTACCTTTCTGCTCATCTGAAACAACACTTTCATTTGCTAACCATGTGGCCTCTGGACTGATTTCTGATATTGGGATTTGTACTCCGCCCTGGTATGCTGTTTGTGTTACCCTTGAAAGGATTTTACCCTCAACAGTCATATCTTCAATTACTCGATTTAGAATTGTCGTTGGAATTACCGCCGCTACATCCGTTACTGTTGTTAGCGCATCTGATCTTTTCTCCGTAAACTTTTCTGGAATTGGTGTACCCTTGACCATATAGTCCATAAATGCCTTTCTATACTCCATAGTAGCATAAATGTCCGTTTCTTCCTCCACCTGTCCTACTGACGCTGATCTATAGATGGCTACTGGATTAAATTGGCTTGTTACATTTAAATTCTCAACGCTCCTTACCTCTGGTGAGAACTCTTCCTCGTGATCTAACTTAAATTTTTTGATCTCAATTTCCGCTTTTCTTATTTCTAGCTCGGCCTGGTCTAACTCTTCTGTACTCGTGGCTTTTTTGGCCTGTTCAATTGCCTTGTCCCTCTTTTCATATAATTCCTTTAATTCTTTGCATACCGCCATTTTCATTCTCCTTTCTTCTAAAAACGTCTTTTTTAAATACTTTTTCTATGTTCTAACAATACCTTTCTTTTGCGAAATTCAAAACATTCCTGTTTTTTTTGTTGAACACTTCTCTCAAGAAGTTCAATACTTCTCGCATATATTGATGTACTATCGTAAAACGGGGTGTCCACCACGCTTACATCATACAACTTTTTGATATTAGTAACTGTCCTATAGACTTCATCTTTCCCATATTCCCATGTATCACCTTTTTCAGCTACTTCAAAAGCAAATGACATTTTATCAATCAGGCCTGCCTGTATTGCTGTATATATGTCCCTATTGGACTGTGTATCAATCAATTCAGCCTGTATTTTAAGACCCTTTTCATCCTTTATTAGCCTAAGACTTTGGTTACGCGTCCTCGCCAAAATACAAAAAGTATCATTATGGTTATACCTAAGAGGTACGTCTTTCATATCTGTAAAATCTAAAGCGCCTTTTTTAATGACTTCGGTGAATGTATAATCTCTATAATTATGGGTTTCAGGGGTATCGTAAACAATGGCATAACCCTCAATTAGCATTTTTCCCTCTTCGTTATCTATGGCACGAAATTCTACCATTCTTTTTTCTCCTGCTTGTGTTCCCATTATCATGTCACTTCCTTTCCGCTCCTCACACTACCCATCTGGTAGCTATCCGCAAGATCTCTGTTGATATAATTTAAAGACTGCTTTCTAATATTGCCTCCGTCAAATGGAGGATATCCAAAAATAGCCAAAATTTGGTTATCCGTAAGCGTTCCGCGGCTGCTTAATATATCTACTACCTGTATTTTATTCTCCATACTAGTAAAATTCAGTCCCTGGTCATAAAATATAATCTCATTCCCCACATCTAGTTGACGGTCTGTAAATAGTGCTGCGCTAAAACACCTCCCCAAACTTACAATTTTATTTTCTAAATTCCGCTCATAAAAAGCATGATATTGTTCTTCATTAAAATCTCCGTTATAGATCGGTAATGAGACAGCATAATTATTTAAAATTCTTTGTGTGATAAAATTCATTGTATCTGCATCAATTACTTTTGGATCAATTTTAACTGGAATAAAATCACTTTTTAGATCTAAAGGCAAAATTCCTGAACCTGAATTCATAATTTTGTTTTCAAACTCCTTTATCGTTTGAATTTGACTTTCTGTGTCAAGAAATGTTTGGATTTTTACAATTCCTTTCACACCATAAGAGCTTTTAATAGCCTTATCAATCCCCTGAATTACAGTATAATCCGTTTTCAATAAAGAGAGCAGCGCATTATTATCTGGTTGGCCTTGGGCATCTCCTCCCATAAATTCATTTGCCCCGAAATCTTTACGCCAATGAATCAAATCTCTATAGGGTAAGGTACATTTATACCCATTTGCGAAGGAAAAGGAAACAAATATTTTTCCAGTCACATCTTCTACAAACTCAGTACTGATAGGATTTAAAGGATAAAGACCTGTATATTCCCGTCTTACAAATCCATCTTCTACCAGAATTTCACGATAAGCCGGATAAATAAACACATTTTTATTGATTTCAAATAAATATGTTATTTTTTCCAAAAAATCTGTTGTTGTCATGAATTCATTAGGCTTAAATTTTAATAGTCTGTTGATACTTCCATTTACTTGTGTCTGTAAACCGTTCGTATCTGTTCTAATATGTCGTGGTTTTAATTTCCCAACTTCTGTAGCAATGCAGCGAATACAGCTTTGAATAATATCATTTGCATAGATATTTTCACCAAAATTTGAAAATACCGGCACTGCACCATTCATCATTTCTATATATTTGGTTTGTGTTTTTTTGTCTTTAGATTTAAAAATATCGAATATCCCCACCTTTTCACCCCCTAACGATTCACAATATCCATATATTCCTTTTTATACCGGTCCAACATTGCATAACAGATAATCATTGTCACACCACCATCAATATGATTTTCTGATTTTCCCATATTTTTTGTCGGCATAATCCTCGCCAACTTGTCCACACTACATGCCACATTTTTTAGACAGTATATATCAACAGGATTTTGATTGTAGTTCACTAAACCGCTTTTTAAGTCAGCTTCCAACAATTTCATTGGCGTACTTAAATTTTGATAGTCCTGAGTTACTTTTTCATTATCTATCCCATAGTCATCTAATTCTTTAATAAATGATTTTGCATTCCATTTATCATGGCCCTCTTTATATATTCGAATCCCATATCGTTTGTAGAGGGTAACATACCAGGCAACTACCATACTATAATCTACCTCATTACCTGGGCAAATTGTAATTAGGCCATCACGAGCCAATTGGATATAATTAAGTCCATCTCCTTTTATACCATTTTCGATTTTGATCGTTTCTACTTTGCTTTCAGGAATGAAATAATGTGATATAAAATATTTGCGCTTATCCCCTTTTTTCATAATCAAAACCCTTGCACTGGTTAAGTCTATTGTTTCTGACAAATCAGTACCAGCAAGGCCAACACTGCCCCTAAAATCTTCTATATCATATGTCAAATCATTACGAATATCTTTCTCTAACAACCATGTCTCAACGCCATTTTGTTTAATATTAAAATCTTTTGACAAAGTGAATACACGATCCGCTTTAGATGACTGTGCTTTTCTCAGTTCTTTCCGTAAATAACTATATTTTTTAATCTTACCTAAGGATGGATTCGCTTTTTTCCATAACTTTTCATCTTCATATATTTCTTGCTCTGAATCCATCGTATACAACCACATCAATAACTCCTCGTCTTCACGTTCTCCGGCCAAAACTTCCCTGCCATATTTTAATTCTGCATCTAAATATCCATCTGTCACAAATCCTTCTGTCGTTATATTGATAAAAATTGGTTCGTCTTTGGTAGACTGAGACTGTTCAATACTTTTCGCTATTATATTTGTCTTCATTTCATGGCTCTCATCTACAATCGCCATTTCAATATTACGTCCTTCCTTGTTTTGTGTTTTTTCAGATAATTTTTTCACAGAAGAATCATTTTTTATATTAAATATTCCTTTTAGATTTTTATGAGTATAGCGACCTTTGGGGTCAAATTTTTGTCTCATGTTCGCTACTTCATCAAAAATTAGACTAGCCTGTGCATCATCATTTGAACTACAGACGATATCACTTCCGGCCTTTCCTATCATCAACTCAGTTAGACACAATGCGGCACAGAATGTACTTTTCCCGTTCTTTCTCGCAACTAGCAAAAGCAATCTTTTAAAACGTCTAAATCCATTAGACGCCATTTTAAAAGAGTAGAAAGCCTCAATAAGTGCCTTTTCCCACAATTCCAATAAAAAATGCATACCATTAAACGGACTTTTGGTATGCCTCACAAATGTTTGTATAAAGTTTATTCTTATTTCCGCGTCACTGCCATCATAAAAATACGCTGGGTTATCTAAATCTGCAATGAGATGCCTCAAACATTTTTTTAATTCTTGTCCGATAATTACCTCATCGTCTGTTTCGTCCATTGCTTTGTTATAATACTCTAACAGATATGAATGACAGCCATTGATGATGTTATTTCTCAAATCATAACTGCATCTATTCAAAATCTTTATCCTCACTTTTAACTTTCTTTTGAGGTAATACCTTTCTTTTCCTGCTCTTGCTTGAGCCACTCTTCAAATGGGTCATCTTCATCTGTTTGTGTATGGTTTAAAATAGAATTCAATACTTTGATATTCAAAGAATAAATATTAACGGTTCTTCTATATTCATTAGCAATCGGCAAAGATTTTTGCTTTGTATTATCCAAGGGATGTACCTTCATCATACCAGTTTTATTTAAAATTTCGCGCATATTGGCTAATTCTACTTTGATATATGCGGTCTCTTTTAGTAACCCTTTTACTAATTCTAGTGAATTCGGCTCCATATTCTTAAATATTTCTAATAATTTAGTGTATTCTTTTTCTATTTTCTCATTTTTTTCCATTTTTTCACCTCGATTTCATTTTTAGGGTTCATGTAAAAATTGACAGATCGGAAGAG